GAGCTTGAGACGCGGACGGGAAACATCACGTTTTCGCGCTTCTATGACTTCGAGAACTACCGGAGAGACCTTGAGGAAACCGGAGAACTGTCGCTCGACGAGGTCAGAAGCAGATATGGTCTCTAGTTGTGCGATTTAGGTTCCTTGATATTCAATCAGTGTGTTATTGTTGTCGCTAGTCGTTAATCTGGCCATGGGATTCTCCTGTGTCTTGGTTTTCGATTCTTTGGGAGACCATCAGCGGTTGCCAGGCTAAGCTTTCGCTGGTGGTCTTTTTTATTTCTGGTTAGGGTAGGACCTGGGATATGAGGGATGAGGATGACCCTGTCCTGATCGAGCCTGCACCGATGGGATATATTCGTCAGATAAGGAATAGGCGGAAGCAGAGAAGTTAGGAGCGGAGTTTGCGACGCAGTCGGAATCAGTTGCGACGCAGTCTGGCTTAGTTGCGACGCAGTCTGTGCCTGAGCGTCGCAACGCGTCGCAAGCGTCGCAAAAATCCCCTACTAATCTAAAAGAGGTTTTATGGCAGAGATAACGCCAGCTACTCTCGAAGACATCGATTACATCTGTCATTTGCAGAGGATCGAAGCTAACCGTCAGGATTCTATCGGGTTTCTTCCCCGGATAGCTTATGAGAAGGAGGTAATCAACCGTGGCCGTGGGTTGTTGCTCATTGGTCGAGAGAATAATGATGAGGTTGGGTTCATCTATGCGACCAGGAACACCTCTGGGATCACACGGATCCAGCAAGTATCGGTTCAGGATGATGCCCGTAGGCTGGAGATCGGGACGGTTCTGGTCGATGCGGTGACTGACCCTAATGATTGGTTGATGACGTTGCGTTGCCGGGAGAATCTGCCGTCGGTAAGTTTCTGGAAAGACCTTGGCTTCACTGTTGAGAGTATCGATGAGACACCTACGGTACGGAAGCAGAGGGTTCTCGGGTTTCAGAAGGTCATTGGTGGGTTATGGAAGGGAGGATAGATGGTTAGTGGGCTTGGGATTGACGGGAACTGGGTCGGGATAAAGGATGGTGACCCTCGGGGTATCGGTATATTCAAGCGTCACTATTCGGCACGGAGTTACCGGGACAACCGTAGAAGGACATTGTTCGTTGGCCCTGGTGAGAAGATGGTCTTACTCACAGTCACGAATGATGCTCTTTTTGTTTGGAGGAAGTTCATCAGTGACAATGGTCAGGACGGGGTTAACTGTTCTATCTTCAGGAATGAGGGGCCGGTCCTGTCCAGTGACTTGATCCGTGAGGCAGAGGAATTGGCCTGGGATCGGTGGCCGGACGAGCGGTTATTCACCTATGTCTGGGATAAGAAGATAGAGAGTGTCAACCCTGGCTACTGTTTTAAGATGGCTGGGTGGAATGTCTGTGGACGGACGAAGGTGAACGACCTCACGATACTTGAGAAGTTACCGATGGGAGGATAGATGATCGATATCGAAGCGTTGGGGTTGAGTAAGGAAGAGAAGGTCCAGGTAGCGATGTTAGCTGGGCATGAGAGGGCGAAACGGTCATTTGCGAGGTTCGTGCCTTATGTGAAGATATCGGTGAGTGGGGAGGGGATGGTTCCGCTGTTGGAGTGGGACCATATAAAGACATTGAACCGGGTGCTTATGGAGAGTAAGCGTCTGGTGTTGGCGAAGAGCCGTCAGTTAGGGATAACGACTGATCTGTCGGCTTTTGGTCTGTGGCATGCGATGTTCACGCCCCAGGCGTTGGTGCTTTATTTCAGTAAGGGGGAGCGGGACGCGTGGGAGTTCCTGGCGAAGAGTCGGAACACATATAAGAATTTGCCGGAGGGGTTGCAGGAGCCTCTGGGGGAGGGTACGGAGTTCCCGAATAACCGGGAGCAGATGAGTTTCGCCAACGGGGGCCGGATACTGACGCTGCCGAGTACCGAGACTGCGGGGCGGGGTCTGAACCCAACTTTGGTGGTGATGGATGAGGCTGATTTTCACGAATATCTCGACTCTGCGTACAATTCTGTGAAGCCGGGGCTGGACGACAATGACGGGCATTTGATACTGACTAGTACCGTCAATCCGCATAAGGCGCGGAGCCTATTTCAAGACCTTTACAAGTTGGCGCCGCTGAACGGGTTCACAAAGTTGTATTTTGGGTGGAGGTCTAGACCGGAACGGGACGACACTTGGTACAAGAAGACCAAGGCTGAGTACATGGACCAGGCGCTCTTCCAGAAGGAGCATTCTGAGACTGAGGCCGAGGCATTCGCGCCGGCCGCAGGGATCGCGGCCTTCAATCTGACCAGACTTACGGCGCTTCAGGGACAGACGAAGCCGCCGATATTGCAGATCCCTGTAGGGGTAACGACGGCGAACATCTATCAGGACTTCATCGCACTTCCAAACCAGAGGTACATGGCTGGGACCGACCCGTCCCACGGTGTTGGGGGTCATGGGGACGATGGGGTGACCGTCATCATGCATATGAACACCGGGGCGGTGGTCGCAGACATAAAGACGAATACGGTGCCACCCGACCAGTTGGCAATAGCGTCGATGGAGTTATTGGAGAGGTATAAGAACCCCATCTGGGCTATCGAGGACAACGAGTGGGGGATACTGGCTATCAGGACGGCCCAGGCCATGCGGTATCGACACCTTTATCATCGGGACGACGGCAATAAGGTGGGTTGGCACACCGATGAGCGGTCAAGGAACGTGCTGTGGGGGGACTTGAGAGAAGCAATCGAGACAGGACAACTCACCATCTTCAATGAGGACGGGTTGGCCCAGTTCTTCGAGGTCATATATAGGGAGAGAAGGGAAGGCAGGGTACGGATCGAGGCCCGGTCAGGGGGTCATGACGACTACCCGGTGGCCGTTGGCATCGCCTGGCAGATGCGGATGCACACCAGGATAGCCCGGAGTTCCGGGGGAGCCTTATCCGCGGCGGGAGTGGGCGACAATGGTACTTGGGGTAGTATAATGCAGACTACATCTGGTAGGCGGTGGTAATATGCCCCAAGATATGAAACCGACGGCTAATTCTGTCACTACGGCGCGAAAACAACTGCAAGACCTATGGTCGAACTGCCACGGTAAGTGGGAACAGGTAGACAGTTATTACAACCGGACGTTCCAGGTCTGGCCCGAGGGGTTGGACCGGCCCGGTTGGTATCGCCCCATGAGGGCAAGGAGCATAATCGACCATGCCGTGGACCGGCAGTTGGCCCACGAACCGACCATTCACCGGGAGCCGGTAGGACAGGGCGAAGAACACCAGAAGAAGGCGGACAAGGTCGAACCAGCGCTCCGGGCTATCATGAGACATGTAGCCCTAGAGGAGATCTCGCTCCCCTGGAAGCAGGCAGCCAAGCACCTGATGCTCTACGGGTACGCGGTCATTGAAGACGGTCTTGACTCGGTGGTCATGAACAAACGGCGGGACAAACCCACCAAGAAACGTAGTGAGGCCGCCGAGGACTATGCCACCAGGGTGAGGTTGTGGGAGAACTTGAGACGCTCGATGGTGCCCTTCCGCACCCGGACGCCCCACCCGGCAAGGGTGCTGATGGACCCAACCAGGAAACGCCCGAACATGGCTATAAAGCACACTTATCGTTTGGCCGGCGACCTATATGACCTAACTTATGCCCGTTCTCAGGGACGGAGGAAAGGCCGGGACGTAGAGGTGGAGGTCTTTGAGCGGGATAACCCCCAGGAGATGATACTAACCGATGAGTTCTGGTCCGAGAACTGGCACGGCATGTTTACCTCCACAGGTGACCAGCTCTTCGTGGAACCAAACACCTGGGGCTTCGTGCCCTTCTCCCACGCCTTCGCCGGTTACGGGAGCGAACCTACCCAGATGGAGAATATCGACCCCTCTTATATGGCGGTGGGGCTCTTAGACCACGCGATGGAAGACCTTTTGGCCCAGGCACAGGAGGCTGCGGCTAGACATAACGCGGTGATTGACGCCGCCTTCAACCCGATGGTCACCACCGGAGATGCGGCCGAACTCCAACAGCAACTCGCCCGAGGCGATATCCTTGAGGGACAACGGGGCGAGTACTTCAGACTGGAGATGCAACAGCTCCCACGCTGGATGTTCGAGTCCGAACAGTGGATAGACCGGGACCTGGATATGGGTACTTATAACCGTTCTGTGGCTGGTATACGGGAGCAGGGCGTTTCGACCGTGGGTCAACAAGCGATACTTTCAACTTCTGCTGACCGGAAATTCATCGCTCCGTCGGTACAACTCCAACACCTAGCAAGCGTGTCCACCGGGCATATACTCCAACTTATAGATGTACTCGACCTAGACTTGAAGGTCGAAGGCCATGAGATACGACCCTCTGACTTAGAAGGTGAGTACTCGGTGAACGTGAAGTTCGAGTTGATCGACCCGGTACTCCAGATGCAGAACCGGGAGATGGGGCTCCGTGAGGTCCAGCAGGGACTTAAATCGAAGCAGACCTACTGGAGCGCCGATGCCAAGTTGGAAGACGCTACTGGCGAGGAGGCAAGGCTCCTTCGGGACATGATCCGCGCTCAGCCCGAAGTCATAAAGATACTCGCAGCGGCGGTAGCACGGGAAGACGGCATCTCTCAGATGCTCCAAGATATGGAAGATGAGACTGCCGCAGCGGCCGCCGGCCAGGGGCCCCCGGTGGGTGGTGTGGGTGATCCCCGTGGTGGTGGGGACCCCCTGGCCGGCCTAGTAGCACCCCCGAGCCCCAACCAGGCTGGGGGCGGGGTACAGGAACTGAACAAGGCACTGACACCAAACGTGTTCAACCCTGACCGTAGAGGGACACAATTAGCGGGGTAATATGCCAGAAAATACTAGTTTTTTTACTAAGGTCGTTCAAGAGGTAGCCGGGGAACTGGCTACTTTGAGGAAGAACACCAAAGAGGGTATCCCTCTGATGAAGAAGAGCGTGACCAGGCGGGACGCGCAGAACCGCATCCACGCCATGTCACCAGAACAGAGGCAGCAGTTCATCGATAAGAACGGCATCGATGAGGTCATGCGTATCCTAGGGGATGACCTACCCCCGATACCCACACAGGCACCGCAACCAGGCACACTCCCACTGAATATCGGCTAGAGGTAACGAGATGGCACAGGATAATGACCTGAGACTACGGTATGGTACCTGGGAGCAATATCTTAATGGTCGATGGAACGAAGCTTCTGATGCTACTCAGCGGTGGCTATCGGACCGATATGTCGGGGTGAGGGGTACGGGCAACGCCCAGAGTTTTGAAAATATCGGATACCCAGAAACCACCACCAAGCGATATACGTCTAGAGATGAATTTAGGACTAGTCTGATCGCAGCTAAAGAGAAAGGGGATCTCACTGGTCCGCGTGACAAGTCACAAAAAAAGAGTTTTAGAGAGCGTTTCTTAGAAGCCTGGGCTGACTGGTCTGATCAACCTTGGCCGCCATACATAGAGGGTCAAGCTGAGTTTGGGCTTGACGGAAGAGTCGTCGGCCCCTTCATGGAGTATTTTGAAGCGCTTGACGCAGACAATAGAGAGCCGCAGAGTTTTACGCTAGATAACGACGAGGTCTACACCATCCTGCCGGGTGGCAAGGTCATCAAAGAAGGGACGAAAGACCCTGAGACTGGCGAACTGATCAAAACACCAGGCTCTTCCGAAGTCTTTGTCGCGGAGGATGGTCGTAGTTATATAAGGCAGCCAGACGGTACAACGGAGCTGGTGCCAGGCGAAGGGAAGCTCGAATGGAACCAAAGACTGGGGCGTTACATAATCCGGCAACCGGACGGCACCCTCCAGTTCGGACCCGATCCAACCCAAGATGCCAAGATAAAGACCGACTCCTCTGGGCGTCAGTACATAACCCAGCCTGACGGCACCATCCAGTATCTAGACCGAGAGTTCGAGCCTGGAGTTATCCAGAAGGAAGGTTACGACCTACTTCAGCAGCCCAGTGGTGCGCTCTCCCAGTTGGCGCCGTTACCAGAAGAAGCTGGCGTGGAAACCATCGGCGGGATACAGTTCATCAAGACGACTTCCGGCGAACTCGTACCGCTCGATAACGTGCTGAAGAAGATGAAAGCGAACATGGTCGTCACGGGGGACTACACGGGTGCGGCCGCGGTACATGCCTGGGAAACCCGTCCTTCCAACCAGGAATACTTCGACAGGATGCTCCAGTATGTGAACGCGCCGGCCGACCAGTTGCTGGTATCTGCCATCGCCCGTGGTCAGGGACTGGTATCACCGCCACCCGAAGAGACAATCCAGCGCATCGGTCCACCACCCGAATACCTGACCGAAGCCTTCAATATGCTCCGCGATCAGATGCGGATGGGCCTACCAAAAGGCACCGAGTCCTTCGCCGAGACGATGGCTAATCATGCCGCAGAACTTCAGAACGAGTCCCTAGCACTGGACAATGACGCTAAACGGCAAAATATCGAGGACACTGCCCAAGCGGCTTCGGATACTCATGAAGCTGCGGTTGTCGCTCTCCAGGGATCTTCGGATACCGTGGACTTCAGTGCCGCTAATAGTGAGATGGACCTGAATCTACGCCTCAATCCTCCTGATGACGACGATACCCCGGTTGACCCAACGCCGGTTACAGAAGAGCAAGTTATCAGCCCTCCTCCACAAGCATATGTATCAGAAGAGGCCGAGGAGCAAGTTATCAGCCTCGCTCCACAAACATATGTATCTGAAGAAGCAGGGGAGCAAGTTGACCCTCTTACCTTTGAAGAAGCCGTTCAATCTCTGCAAGCAGAAGGCTCGGCTGGGACAGTATTTGCTCAGCCAGAGACAGAGCCTCTTACACCACAACAATATGTTTCTGAAGAAACTATCACCCCCGAACCAGAACCGATGATGACAACCCAAGAAGCCCTGGCAAGTTTCGGTGTCTCTGGCTCACAGCTTGGTAGCTATGCTGGAGTTAATGAACCAAGTCCTGCTATGTCAACTGACGTTTGGGATACATCCAATGAAGATGACTTGTTTGCCGGAGGCGGAATCTACGATGACAACACGGCCATCGTCGGTGAATCAGGGCCGGAACTAGCTATCTTCCCTCGTGGCACCGAGATAGTGCCATTAGATAGAAGGATGAGCCCCGTTCAGGCCAGCCGGTTACGCCGCCGTGGTGTCCGGGGGATGGCAGAGGGCGGCATCGTGTTCGACAACCCGTTAGATAATCCGCTGCCGTTGGGTATCCGCCAGTTGCAGGCTGGACGCTCGTTGGGCGCTCCCAGAGGTCAACTACTCCGCACGGCTGGTATCGCGCTCCCGTCTGCTCAGGCCCGGAGAAGGATGCTCCCTAGTGAGAGGGAAGCTTTCGCAGGTCTTGGCCGCATGGCCGGCATACCCGTAGCCGAGTTCCAGCAGGAACTCGGTATCACTACCCCATCCGGTGCGCCGAGGACTGGCAGTGCAAGGATGCTGCCTCTCTCATTGAGAAGATAGATGCCTTTCTACATGGACATAGCCGAGCCTGCCCGGAATAGAGCAACCAAGAAACTCCGGGCCCTGACTGCCGCGGAAGCAGACCCGTTTGGTGCGACACTTCCGCGTCAATTGACCGCGGCGGAAGCAGACCCATTCGGTACGACGGCACAACTTCCGTTGGCACCACCTCCTGACCTATCTACTATGGCCGGACGTATGGAGGCTTCACGTGCCTATCCGGCACAGCCCGAAGAGGGTAGTATCGCCGCTAGATTAGGACTAGAACGAAGGGATGCGTTGCCTCTGGCCCAGGAAGACCTCTTCTCCAAGACAGGACAGGCTGTTGCTGCTCTCGGCGAGAAGATAGGAAGAATCGAAGTAGGACAAGCTCAATTAGCAGGCATTGGTGCTTCTGCTAGTCCTGAAATGTATCTTCCAGGTGTCGATACGCAGAGAGAGCAAACACAAGAAGCTATAGAGTCCACAACAATGGCCAAGATGGCCCGTGGTGAACTTAGCGCCAGTGAAGGATGGGCGCAGTTAGGAGTAGATCTATCTAAATTGACTTGGTGGCAGCAAATCCTGATGGGGTTTGGTCCCACAGCCGCTATTCCTCTACCTATTCCAATAAAAGGGATGGGTGGTGTCCGTCAATTCAATAAATATACAAGTGACGTAACCGACTTATTGTCATCTGCCGTGTGGCGGGACGCTCCCCCTTCCGTCAAAGCTAAGATAAAGACCGGGATACAAGAACAGGTAGGCGAGAGGATAGCCGAACAGGTAAGGCAGGCTGCTCCTGACCTAGCCCCCAACCGGGTAGCTGAGGTTGTCGATACCTTGATCGATGACTTTATGAAGCCGGGGATGAAACCGGAAGAGTTCCAGCAACACGCAGACCTAGTGATAGACCGGGTCCAGGGATATGACCGTCTGCCTACCGCTAGACCCACTGTCCGACCTGACGCTGCACCAGTGCCTGCCCTGGAACCGGCACTACCCGTGGCGGCGGCTGTTCCTGAAGCAGCGGTAGTTGTTCCTAGAGCCGACGCAGTACTGCCCCCTGCTCCTACCAGACCGGCGTTGCAACCAGGACAAGCCCCAGCAGCCGCTCCGTCCCCAGCCGCTCCATCCCCAGCAGCCGCTCCAGCTCCCGTAGCGGCGGCTCCTGAAGCAGCGGCCGCAGCTCGTAGTTATGTACAAGACCCTCCCACTTCAGCGGCGACTGAAGGAGTAACTCCTTGGGTAGTCGATAGTGCTCAAAGACAATTCCCCAAGCATCCTCCTGGTCCTTCTGTTGAAGCCGATGTATTTCATGGCACTACCCGACCAGCCGGTGCGTTAGAGGGCTTGCCAGCGATTGACGAAGCTAGTGAATTTGCTTTTGGTGGGATGCACTTTGGAACTGAACAAGCTGCTAAAGAAAGATTAGCGCTGCCGTCATTTGACCAACGAGGACGACCAGATGCGCTACCTCAGAGGATAGTCCCAGTAAAAATACGGCTGGAGAAACCCTATGGTTCCATTGACAACCCTGTGGACGAAAATCAGCTTTGGAACCTAATCAATATCAGAGTTATTTTACCGGAGGATTTAGCGGCTGGTATCCCTTCTGCTCAAGCAAGAAGGCATCCATCTGGGATTGAGCAGTTAAGAGCAGAAGGCTTTGATGGTGTCGTATATAGGAACATCAACGAAGACCCTAACTCTATATCTTACCTCGTATTTGACCCTCAGAAATCTGTCGTTCCAGCAGCCGCTCCATCCCCAGCAAAAGAACAGGTTCGAGTCTTGGTTCCTGATGACCCATCGCAGTATGGACAACGTATATATGCCGGGGGTATAACGCAACCAAGCGGCGAGATAGTTCGCGGTACGCCTATCTCCCTTGATGACCCGGTAATTCCAGATACTGTCTACCACATGACCACTAATGCTCCTGCGGTTCGGGTATCTGGCATATTACGAGCATCTGGAGAAGGTGGACTCGGGGGCGCGAAACGCGATCAGATTGTATCTTTTACCATCAATCCCGACATTGCTTATCAATTAGTCGATGATATGAAACTCTCCTCTGAGATTGCCCGTATGGGTAGAGGTGAGTGGAAGTCACCAGAACGCATAGCATCGTCACGCGAGATACTCGCACGATTGACCGAGAATATGCAAAGTGAGGGATGGACATCCAGCGGGTTCAGTCGCTTTGTTGATGACCCAGAAGTATCCTTTCTTTACGGTAACTATACTCCTACTGAGTGGCTGAACCAATATTTCAGCTATCGAGAATCTGCAACCACAAAGTTAGGTGCGAAGAAACGAAACCCGTTATTGTTTACCGATGTTGAGACTTTAGCAAGAGTAAACCCCGATAATATAGCCGTTATTGAGGTGCCCAAATCGTCACTACGTACTGGGGCGATGGTCACTGATTTAGATTTAACGAACCCCTACGGATTGCAAGAGATCCGCATCTACGGTGATGTGCCGGTTTCCCCTGAAACAGTTCCGCCCCCAGCAGCGGAAGTGCCTGGGCCACCAGCCGCTCTAGGTCAGCCACCGATGACTGCGTTGCCCCCGGCCGGGCCGCCGCCGCCCGTAGCTCCTACTGCTGCGGCTGCTGCGCCACCACCGCCGCCCAGAGGGCCGGAAGTCTTTGAGACAGGGTTGGACCCTGAACAGCCGCCAACTCCGTTCATGCCGGCTAAAGTCCAAGACAACCTTGATTTAGCCAAGCTTCAGATTGACCTAACCACGGGCAAGAAGAGGCAGATTAGGATAGGCGCCCTATCTCCCATCCAGAAGTGGCAGAATGTCCAGTTGACCATCCGTCCTACAGGTCAGACCCTGAACAAAATACCTGGGATCAGCCGGTTCCAGTCGGAATTCTTCCCGAAGTACCGCATGACCCCCAAGTTACATAGGGCGTGGGTGGCATACGGTATCACGGATTCGGAACTCCGGGGACAGATGTACTTATCTCGGGCAGGGCTGTTCGTAGAACTTAAATCTGCATTCGGTGAGGATGCACTGAAAGGATGGCAGCCCCCTATCCCCGCTACAGGCAGTTTCCAACATCTGGCGCAGTTATATACCCCTGAGGAGGGTCCGGTATACCTTGTCCCGTTTATTGGACCAGAATCTGCAAGAGAGTCTTTCTCCGGTACGTTGTTCGATATTGCTACACGCCCAAGCATGTATCAGTTAGATGACGCACAGAGGGCCGCATTAGAAACCTGGCGTTCTCACCAAGATGACTTCATGGACATCATCATCGCGGGGTACGGCGTCAATGTTGAGAAGTATGCGATCCCAGAGGGCGGGGTATTCCTTTCCAATATCGATGTTGGCGAGGACTCGATTGCTGCTTCAACGACTGTTTATCAGAAAGTTACACTAGGTAGCAGGAAACGCCGGATATTTGATACGGCCGTAGACCGGTTACATGAGAATCCAGATTTCATACCTGAGACAAACATCGAAGTCTTGCAGACTGGGATGGACAACGCGAAAGCTCACTGGGCCGCACAGGAAACATTCAAACTCGGCAATGGTGGTATCTCCAAGATAGAACTCATGGAGATGGGGCACCCGGAACTGGTAGCCGCTAGAGAAGCTACTATCCGTCAGGTGAACAGCCTGAAAGGGCGCATAAATACAGCAGAAAGACAGGTAGGTGCGACTCAGAGTGAACTAAACCTACTTGCGACCCGGATAAAGAACTTAGATAGCAGGATTGATAGATTAGATAAGATCATAGTAGACCTTGACGCAGAATACGGCCCGATGCTGTCTCACCTTTCAGGCGAACTGTACTCGCTCAAAACGGTGCTTAGTGAAACTCAAGGACGGGGCGAGATACTGGTAGAGCGCGGTATTGGCCTAGTTGAAAAAGATAAAGACCTGATAGCGCAACTTGACGTTGCGACCAACAAATTAGATGACCTACGAGATGGATATACCGCCGCAGCACCCACCATCCGTGTCTATGGTAAGAGGATTAATTATGAACTAGTCAAAGAGGGGGGTCTGTTCCAGTACTTCCCAGAGACAGATATCAATGGTGTCAAGGTCGCTAAAGCCGCCAACGAACTGGTCAAGGCTGGAAATAATCCGTTTGTGAGATTCGCCAATAACGTTCAGCAGACCGTACTCGCTGCCGACTTGTCACCGCTGATGGCGATCCAGGGGCATCTGGCGGTTATAGCCAACCCGAAACAGGTCATCTACAAACTGGTGGGCGCTGGCAAGGGCAGTATCCAGTCCAGAGATACCCTTCATATCTTCCGTGAAGACACGATGCTTAAAGTGATCGAAGAGAACTGGGAGGATGCCCAAGACCTATCAAGGTATATAGGTATGCCGTTCATCGGTAACACACCGGAAGAGTTTGCCGGCGGTTTCTTGAAGTACCTAAAAGGCACCATTGGCGGCAAGGAATACAGCTATACCAAACTTAACGATGCAATGTTTGCTCTTGTATTACGGAACATGCTGACGGGATATCAGACCAATATGAAGATGCTGGCTACTGGTGGGATAACAGGAGAAGAGGCAAAGATAGCCTCGGCATTGGTGGTCACTGACTATCTGCCCCTGGTCAACTGGCGGTTGGCCGGCCTATCTACTGCCCAATATAACGCCAGACGGGCTGCGGTGACTTCCGCGTCTTTCATCGTCAAGACTGCGGAACTGATTACCTCGATAACCACTGCTCTTGTGAAACTAGGGACGAAACAGACGTTATCAGCCCAAGAACGGCTGTCACTCCGCATCGGCATGAATATGTACGCGGTGGTTACTACAGTGGCTTTGACCACGGCTGTCATAGATGCATTGATCAACGATGAAGACCCCGTGCAGGCAGGGTTGAATGCCGTAAATCCAACCCATCCTGACTGGTGGACGGTGTCGTTAGCTTTTACCCATGTACCGGAAATCGAAAACCAGAGGGTTCCCCTCGGCGGTCCGTTCCGGTCTATGGCTAAGATGATTGCCCCACGAAATGTCAGTTGGTCACCTATCCAGGTTCCATTTGCCAGACTACCCCAGTGGTCCTCGAACCGCGTTGGTCCTCTGTGGCAGACCGTTAGAAGCCTTGGAACGGACCGAGACTTTTACGGTTATAAGATCTACAAGGGCGGTGGGGCAGAAAGGTTCATCCGTGGAGTTTTATTCGCTCTTGAAGGTGTGCTACCTCTTGGACCGGGAACGCTTGCTGGAGGACTAAGACGGGGTTCCAGTCTCCTTGAGAGTCTCCCTGATGCTACCTGGCAGTTCTTCGGCGCGAACCCACGGGAAGACAGCGCATGGCAGCAACGGAATAAGAGTGCGGCCTGGTGGGCTGAGTCTGAGAACCTAAACTATGACGTAGGTGGGTATAAAGACCTCCGGGGCTGGGACCGGAAACGCTACGATGATACCGTTCTGGGCGCACTCGATGCCGAAGCCGTGTATCAGAAAGTAAAGAAGGACGCTGAAGTAGGCCAGATATCTTGGGCTATGGACCTATTGGACTCTATGAACGCACAGCGGGAGGCTGAAGAAGCCCAAACGCGTGACGACCAGAGATTGGACAATTTCTTTGATCCTACTATTGTCAGCACTGATCCCCGTGTGTCGCTCAATCCGAAAGACTGGAAACAGCAACGAAAAGAAAGAGCATTAAAACTACGGGCTACGAAGAAAACCATCTTCTACGAGCCTGAAGAGAAGAAGTGGCTGCCCACATTCGAGTTCGATGAGGAAGAGCCTACCGATAGGTTCTTCGAGAAGATGGCCTCGATAATGAACGATGCCAACCTAGACCGGATGGATGAGAAAGCCTGGGAAGACCTGGACCAGTGGGTATCAGAGCAGTCACAGGAAGACCAGGAATACATCGAGATGGACGCCTATGGCGGGGCGCTGACGGACAAGGTACAGGAATACTACGATGACCTTGAGAAGCTAGAAGAGTACTTCGAGATCGAGGAAGAGTACATCGCTACAAAGTCGCCAAGGATACAGAATCTATGGGAACAATATCGGCATACAAACAATCAGTCGCGAAATGAAAGTTTCTTATGGCGGCCGCTGGAAACAACGATAGAAGGACTGGCATTAAGTCTTAAATCTTATCGTCGGGGGAACTTCACGGTAGACCGTTTATTAGCCAAATGGGACTACAGTGGCAGAGCAGCTCATCCAGACAATAGGCGGGAATTTAGAAGGATACCGACAAGGCCGGACTTCTATACATCAGAGGAGGGGGCTTCTCAGGGATTGCCCACTCAGAGAGAGCCTGCTCAGAGAGAACCTACTCCATCCAACGATTTATTTGAAGGTTTATTTGGTGAGTCTAGAGACACTGCACCAAGCCCTCAATCACCTCAAACCGAAGACTTATTTGAGGGCTTATTTGCCGGTGCTAGATAGCTTTCGTATAAACGGTATATAATGCATTGACAAATGTGCATTCTTCCATATAAATAGGAGGGACTGTGACAACCGAAAACTCTGATGTGGTCACTCTACCCGATGAAGTATCCTCGGGAGACAACCCACAAGATGAAGTAGTCGATTGGGAAAAACGGGCTAAAGAAGCAGAGGGGAAAGCCGAGAAGGCCGAAAACGACCTGAAGGCGCAGAGAGGGCGACGGAACAGGCAGCAAGAACAGAACGACTTGGTATTGCAACTGAGTAACCAGCAGCGGATAACAGACCGCAAGCTTGACGCATTGATGCAAGCTATGGGGACCGGCGATACCGATACCCTGCCAGAACAACTCACCTCGATACAGAGCGATCAGGCCAACCTCTTCAGACATCACCAGAACTAGCCGAGGTCCGCACCATGTGGACTGACGCGCACAACAGGAAGGACGAAAGGGGTCTACAGGCAGCAGTGACCGAAGCAGGGAAAGTCATGCGCCTAGTCGAGCGGGGTAAACGTCCCGCTGCGCCGGCAGAACCGGCAACGACTGAAGACTCCGGTGCATTCGATCTCGATACAGGTCCGGCTGCGGGTGGCAGTGGTATGTCCGATCAGCGGTGGCTGGACACAGTCTACGGCTCCGAGGAATATACCCCTACTGCGGCCGACCATAAAAAAGCAAAATCTATTCTTGACCGCTTGAATGCAGGAAATTAAGGAGAATCAACGATGGCAGCAGGCGATACGACTACCCAGTCACTGGCTGACAGTCTGCCTACAGTTATTGCGTCCGCTCGTCAGGTCCGCGAACAAGAGGGTGTTGTCCCTAACCTAGTGGACAAAGTCACTCTTGGCGAAGGGACTGGCGTCTCATGGAACGAAGTGTCTATGGCGCAATTGACTGCTCAGACGATCACCGAGACAACTCGTCTCGACAACCCACAGCAGATGTCCGATACGTTGCTGACGATCACTCCCACGGTGGTAGGTATCCATACCCTCATCACTGACCGAGTGGCAGCGCGTATCAGCAAGACTGCCTACGCAAGGGTAGGCGCTCTGGCACAGAATGCTATCCAGAGGAAGAAGGACGAAGACGGGCTGACCGCCATTGATGGTGCGTCCCTGACTATCGGTTCTTCTGGTTCGGCTCTGACAACGGGGCATATTGCTGCCGCTGTCTCCCGTATTTCCTCTGACTCTGACGAGCCTGGTAACCCGCCTTACCGTGCGGTCCTACATGGCTTCCAGATCAAAGACCTGTATGATGCGATTTCATCAATCTCTAGTGGGAATCCTCCCACGCAGGGTCTGACCGATGGTCTGTCCGCTCGGGTCTTCCAAGAAGGTTTCCATGGCCGCATCCACAACTGCGAGATCTATGAAGATGGAAACATCGACGCTTCCAGCAACAGCGCTAAGGGCGGTATCTTCGCGCAGGAAGCACTGATTCTTGTCCAAGGACGTTCCCCGCGCACGGAGACTCGCAGAGAGCCTCATATCGGCGGCGGTTCCACCAGCGTATTCCTTTACGACGAGTACGCCTACGGTGAGCGCTCTGCCGGGAACTGGCTCTTTGAAGTTGAAACCGACGCGACACTCCCAACCACCTAATGAATGTCCGGCGCACCATCTGGTCTGAGGCTCATGGCCCCATACCTAAAGGGTGGGTCGTTCACAATTTGAATGGTCAACCTGGGGATGTGCGGCTAGAGAACCTAGCCGCCGTCCCTAGGGATAGTATCTTTCTGGCAGTGGCTCCCTACAGGGTGCGAATACGAAACTTAGAGCTACAGCTCAAACAAGTAGGTGAATACAATGGCTCAATCTGGTGAAGGCAGAATCAGACTGTTTAATGATTTTGCTGGTGTAGGAAACACTCTGGCATTGACCGCTGACACAGCACAGCTTGGCGATTTTTACGCTGGCGGTGAGGGTTTTGAAGATGCCGACGCTGGTATTGCGGGGAAAGATGCGCTTTCTGGCGTTGTCACGATCACTGGTGCCGATACTAACGCTGACACGACCTTTGTCGGCACACAGATCATGCTTGATGTTGCTCTGATGGGCACGATTGTACTAGAGACTAGGATCCAACTCCCTGACCTGGATACCAAAGAGATATTCTTTGGGCTCACTAGCATCCTTTCGGTGGATGAGCAACTTGAGGACATCGTGATCAACGCATCATCCTCCACCATCACTATGCCAGCAGACCTTGTTGGGTTTTACTGGAGTGACGAACTCTCAGACGATGAGGACTGGCATGCCATTTACAACGGCGGGACTGCTTCTGCCTCAACTACCACCACTGACGTTAATTTAAGTGATGACGCAGTGGCTGGTGAGTGGCAAGTCCTCCGTTTGGAGATATCTCCCAACGGCACAACCTCTTGGTTGATAGATGGCGTACTCAAGAAGACGGTAACGGGCGCATGTTCGACAAGCACTAACATGGCTGTCTGCCTTGCCGCCGCCGCCAATACCACTCAGTTAGCTATCTTCGACTGTGACTATATATTGGTCGAAGCCAACCGTGATTGGACAGTCTAACTTTCAGTGACCACTCGGCAAGGATTCCGTTATGACAGTGGTAGTTCACGGTTAGAAGTGACGGTGGACGGCACTATCGTGGCACGGTTCAATAACGTGTCTCCCGGCCTCTCCGTAGTCAATGGAGTGAAGTTGGACGGGACGGTGACTTTCAATGACAGTGCCCAGTGGACCGCTAATGCCTCTGGCACTGTCACGATATCTGGTGTCGCGCCGGCAGGAGTAGGTACGGCCACGATCAGCAAGTGGCTGACCGTCACTGACGATAGCGGCACGGTCATGTATATCCCTGCGTGGACGTAGGAGATGAGATGTCTCTACTCCCAGCAACCCTTGAAATCAGCTATGACGAGCCAGCTTTTAATCTTTCGGAGCTGGTCCAGCCAACTCCTATAGGAGCGCCAAGGCGTTTCCAGATAATACTGGTTATACGCAATGACGCCCTCGCGGAATACCGTATTGACCTTGGCCCCGCAAGTGCCTTTACCACACCTGAGTTCCGCATCCCTGGCGGTGTCGTTGACGAGATCACGGGGCGCGGCGAGATCCTCCACACTGTTGGCGAACTCAAAGATATAGCCATAGAGATGCGTGGACTCGCTATGCCTATTGTGTCTACACGCGATATCTGGGGCGATTACTATGACCAATTGAATGGCAAGGGGAGTTTATGACACAGAACATCAGCGAAATATTGGAAGAACTTGCAGTAAATCCGGGTCCAGACAGTATCACTGAAGCCCCGGAACCAGGGATCGATACCAACGATATAAACACCACGTTCCCTGATTCGACCATTCAGTCTGCGGGATATGTGTTTATCTGGGACACCCAGACTGGCAAGAGCAGTGTCTGCAACCGTAACATGCTGACCGCTACTCTCGGGAAGACCCGGAAGGATAAGTCACGTGTATTCACTACGATCAAGCCTGACTTCGAACCACAAGGTGGTACGTTCAAATGCATGTTATATGCAGATAATGAGAACCGTGAAGTCTACGATAGCTTGGGATTGGCAGTCTGCACGAAAGATAACCTTGATTCACCGTACCAGGTCACTATCCACATGAAGGCCCGGCACCCACAGGAAGCGGCGACCATCGAAGACATCAATGCCACTGCACAGCGTGAAGAGGATCGTGAGTTCCAGAGGGTACTCATCCAGGCGGCCGCCCGAGGCGCTGGGTTGCCAACGGAAGAGGCGCCGGTAAAGGCTCCGGTAAAGGCTCCGGTAAAGGCCGAGAGGGAGCCGGTGATCGTGCAGTGTGAGGAGTGCGGTACTGAGTTCGACGGTTACAACAAGATGATAGCCACTAACCGGCTAAAGGTTCATACCAAGAAGGAACACGGAGGTTAGCATGGGCATAGTAAGTAACACAAGTATCCTGGCTGCTGATGGGCAGGCGACAAGTTATCCAGCCACTGTGTACTGGATGGCTGTCTCTGCGGGAGCGACGGCCGGCAGACTGCAACTGAACGACAGCACGGATGACAGCGGCACAGATCTACTCGATGTGGACGTACCCGCGGACAGCATGACGTTCTTCGGTAATCTGGACCTCACATTCAATACTGCGGTCTATGTGGACATCCCGGGATCTAATATCAGAGTGACGGTAGGACATAGCTAATGGCTAACGAGTTCAAGCACAAAGACCCAGGAACGACATTAACCCAGGATGAGTTCATCACATCTGACGGCACGGGTCATATAGTTGACTCGCAGGCTACGGGTGACATCCTCTATGCTTCATCTTCCACGGTACTGAAGGCTCTTCCGAAAGGTTCAGATGGAACCGTCTTAGAGCTTGCTTCAGGTCTGCCTGCTTGGACGGCATCTCCAACGATAGGTTCAACCAGTTGGGCCAATGCGAACCATGCACACGCCGCCAGTAACAGCGGCGGTACGCTCACTACACTTGGGACTGTCGCAACAGGTGTCTGGCAAGGCACGGCCATAGCTACTACCTATATTGCCGCTGATGCAATCACTGGAGCTAAAATCGCGGATGACGCTATTGACTCCGAACATTACACAGACGGCTCCATTGATAATGCACACATCGCAGACGATGCTATTGACTCAGAGCATTATGCAGCCGGTTCCATAGACACAGCGCATATTGCGAATCTACAAATCACTACAGGTCTAATTGCTGCTGATGCTGTAACGGGAGCCAAGATTGCGGATGATGCCATTGACTCTGAGCATTACACAGATGGGTCGATAGATAACGCGCACCTCGCTGACGATGCGGTAGATAGCGATGAGATAGCCGCTGGAGCAATAGATACCGCTCACATAGCAGACAACCAAGTGACTGTTGCCAAGATAGAAGACATAGCTAGAGGTAGCATCATTTACGGCAACGCCAGTGCGGCATCCGCAGAGTTAACAAAGGGTAGTGCCAGTACCATATTGACCTCCGATGGGACGGACATATCCTGGGCAGCACCATCCGCCGCAGGGAAATCAACTGGATTCATCATAGCGATGAGTTAATAGGAGACTTTTATGGCTGAAGTATTCAAAAGGCTTGCACAAGGCTACTTCCCTGCAACTGGCGGCACACGGAAGCTATATGATGTGCCGTCCAGTACAGAGGCTATCATCAAATCTATCAACATCAGCAACAATACCGCCACGGCCCGTGAGGTCACTCTGTACCACACGGACAATGGTGATACCGCAGACAACGAACAAGTCATATTGCCTGGGGTTTCAGTTGTGGCTGGTGGCTTCGCTGAGTGGGAAGGCACAATGACAATGGCCGCAACCACGGAGATTCATGGATGGGCCGCTGTTGGGGGTGAGATTACATTCACCATCTGGGGCTTAGAAATATCGTAAGGATGAGTTAGATATGGCTTGGACGTTTTATTCAGCCACGGGCGAAGAACTAATCAAAGACGGTGGGCTGTCCAACATCGTTGACGACACCTCTCCCCAACTTGGTGGCAACTTAGATATGCAGGCTCGACTGCTGGTGGGCAATGGCGGCTCGACTGGTATCGCTATAAGTGCCGCTGGCGAAGTCACGATGGCGGCACAGCCCGCCTTCCATGCCTATAGTTCATCTACCCAAAGTAACGTCACCGGAGATGGGACGCAGGCAACGTTTGTGTATGGCACCGAAATATTTGACCAGAACGCTGATTATGATGGAACCAGCACGTTTACGGCTCCTGTCACTGGTCGGTATTATCTGGCCTTTGCTATTAGGGTAGAAGCCGGTGCCAGTGCTACATCATTCCAGAGTAATATTGTCACATCCAATACCAACTTCAATATAACGATTGACCCGCGAGGGTCAGACCTCAACGGTAGTGTACGGCTTGGCTGGAGTGGATTATTTAACATGGATGCTTCGGACACCGTTGTCATCAAGGTAACAGTAAACGGGGTTGGGTCGGATACCTCGGATTTTACCGATGGTGAAGACAGTACGTGGTTCTCTGGATTCCTAGTTGCGTAACGAGGACTGAATATGACTATTTTCCCAAGTGGAATTGTAATTACTGCCAACGAGAACTCTAGCCTGCTCCATATAGTTCCTGATGCGGAAGCGTGGATGACTGGTACCCTGACAGAAAAAGCCCGACTGCGCCGTGATGCGTTGATTGAGAAATGGCGACCCAGGCTGTACGCAGACCCAAGCGTGACAGAACTGCCAGCCGACCTAGATGACCTGGCAACACTGATTCTGGCAAGGAGTGACTACACAACACGGTTAGAGCAGGATGCGGCGGCAGACCCTGTAGTTTCAACCAGCACTGACAATAAAGATAAATATGACGCCGTCACCCGTAGCGGTTCGACAGTTACGCTATTCTCGTCAGGCATCACCATCCCAGACTTGTCGGGTAACTGCGTCCTGGCGTATGTGCAGAACTTGGAAGAATGGGTCATCGGTGGACTGATGGGCCAGGTCAACCGTGGCAAGAAGAAGATGATTAAGCAGTACCACCCGATAATCATGGCCGACTCCAGCGTGACTACCATGCCTGCCACAGAGGACGGACTGATTACGATGATACTGGCGCGGTCTGATTACCAGAGGCTAGGAGGTTAATCGTGGGTTGGACATTTTACAGTAGCTCTGGACAGAGGCTCAGTTCCAAAGGGAAAGTCCCTGTATCTGACCTCGCTGATGGTACGGACGGGGAGCTAATAACTTGGGGAACTGATGCCGCGCCTACTACGGTAGCCGCTGGTACGTCCGGTTATGTACTGACGTCTGGTGGGCCAAATGCTGTTCCCTCCTTCCAGGCCGTTTCAGGTGGTGCATCTGTAAAAGTGGGAACTTTTACCCGTGATACCGCCACAGCAAGTGGAAATCAGGCTATCACTGGCATTGGATTTACTCCCAAGGCGTTACTCTTCATGGGTGGGCAGAGTAGTAGTGCCGAAATAGGCTGGGGACTGAGTGATGGAACTAACGAGCAAGACTTATTTGACCGCCATAATGTTGGTGCTAACGGTTATGGTATAGGCAACAATAGAGCTATGACATTTGTTGAGGATGGGTGGAAAGATTACAGTGCGACAGTTGCCTCTCTAGACTCCGCCAACAACGGCGGATTCACCCTCACATGGCTTAGGACGGGCACTCCGACGGGAACTCTCACAATAATGTATCTAGCGATTGGTTAGGGGGAGTATGCGTATTTGTACAGAAAAATCCACTGGTAAAATCCTTGAGATGCAGTCCGATGCAACTGAAGGGACTCTGATTCAAAATGCTGTCAATGCTGGGCATGTTGCGGCAGATGTAGAAGAGAAAGAAATCACCAATGCGGAATGGGCGACGTTGAACGCCCCTAGTCAAGAAGAAATTGATGCCCAAGTGGCAAGAGAAGCTAAGTTAGCAGTATTAGACTCTAAATTATCAGACGATAGTATTGTGTTTGAAGAAATGAAAGAACTTATGAGATTGCGGAGAAGCTGAAGACGAAGTGGCATTACCTGAACTGCCAGCGAGGGAATAAGGTGTGGCGGCTGAAAATGACATAACCGAACAACTGATACAGGCCAGGGTCGAGATTGAACGCCTGAAGAACAAGTCTTCAACAACGCTCTCAGGCACTGAATTCCTGACCTTGCTCTTTGTCCTGCCAATAATTCTGGCGTTTGTCATTTTGGGGGTCATAATTATTTGGAAGACAACTTCAAACCCAAGCGAGGTGGCTCCACATCTCGATATCATTTTGGTAGCGTTTGCCATGTTCAGCGGGCCGGTGACAGCGTTTGTCGCCACAATGGCCCAACGGCTGGTAAATGACGGCAAGAGGGGGGAGGACTAACCGGAGGTAAATTATGGAACTTTTGATTATCGGTAGTGGTATCCAGACCATTCAGAACTGGATAGCGTCGCTGGGTATATCGGAGGGATTGTCCTTCTGGTTGACCGCGCTGATCTGCGTCGTGGGTTCGTCGGTGGTCAGCGTCGGGCTGATGGTCCTGATGTGGAAGTATCGCAAGGCATTGACCCGTGACCGTGACATCAAACTCGCTAGGTTCACGGCACCAGGCTTCCCCAGTATCACCCTGCTCAATGCCCTCCACATCCCAATGCCGAAGTTTAGCTTTGACCTGAGCGGGTTTAAGGGTGTCGGCACGGCCCTGGCTATCGTAGGTGTCGCGTTCATCGCCGCGTTCACCTTCGTTATTGCTGGCACCGACGATACTCCCGTTTGGCCCGAAGCTGGGGCCGCTTACGCCCTGCCCAATGTGCATGGTGTGAGTTTAGAGCCTGATCCAGAGAATCCAGCCGATGCAAATCAGACGCTCCAAATCAACCTGGCTGCTGGGGTCCGACTCACCACTTTAACGCTCAACAACCTGGACCTAGGGAAGGCCGGGCTGACGGACTGCGTGACCATCCAGCGAACCACCAACACCACTGGCTGGCTGTATGTGGATAACTGGGTGATGACCGGCGTATCGGCACCGTCCCTGAGCATGGAAAACGTGGAGACTGGCAATCTAGTCTTGCAGGCTTACACTGACGGCCACGCGATGGATGCGACCATCGACAGCACCATCAGTGAAATCAACATTAACAGTTCACGCGGAGCAGGCCAGTATATCGCTCAGGACAGCGTAGTTGACCGTGTAATCATCGAAATGCACGGCGATGCCATCATAGGCACGTTGATCATGACGGATGTGGACTGTTCAGTGGGCGGCTTTAATATAGATTACGTCAAGGCCGGGAGCATCACGATAGACGCCACGTCAAAATTCGGTGACGGCGATGGAATCGACCTAGCCGATTTCGTGGTAGCGGCGAGCGTGAAGGCGAGAACCATCACCGACAACCTGGTTGATACGCCCATCACGGTCAAGTAAGTTTATAATGTGCATATGGTGTTACCACACCAGGAGGGATAATGGCTAGATATTCAGCTTCAGGAAGCCAGACTTTACAAGATTCTGCAAGCGGTGACGCCACTGCCTTGTCGTTTGCGGCACAATCTACGGCACATAGAAATATGGTCTATGAGTTGTGGATGGGCAATGAAGGTTCTCCAGCGGACCAAGTGACTGTCTATCATGTCGCTCGGATTACTACTGATGGTACAGGTAGCGCTGTAACCCCTAGTCCACTAGATCCTGGAGACCGTGCTTCTCAATGTACTTGCTTAGAGGATCACGGAGCTGAACCTGTTTACACATCTGGTGGAGAGATACTGGAGATACCGCTGAATCACCGTGCTACGTTCCGGTGGGTGGCGGCTCCGGGTGGAGAGATCATAACTCCAGCAACGGACAACAATGGTCTAGGATTGAAAGCTATCCACGCTACTGTTACCACTATCTTCCGCATGGGTGCGATGTGGGAAGAGTAGGCGGGTACGGTACTCTGACCGGATCCTGGGGGGGGATCGAGGAACTCGATACCTTCACCTGTTGCCATTGCAATGGGGTCCAGTTCATCCGGCCGGGGAGCGGCACCCAGCGTGGGTACTGTTTCCGGTGTAACCAGCCCACCTGTGGTAAGGAACGGTGCCTGAACTGCATACCATTCGAGAGGAAGATGGAAGAGATGGAGAACCGGTATAGACTGAGGAAAGCGATGGATAGGGCGTGATGTTCTTCCTAGCCACGAATGACATACCCTTCCCGATAACCTTTCCTGCTGATTTCGTATCGGGGGTCAGCATGAATGAGGCTGTGCGGCAGCCGATAGAACTTTACTATCCGCCGAAGCACCGCTTCTATCTACCATTCTTCTCCCAGCAGACGAGCCCACCAGTGTGGTCACCAGACGGTGAACCTGTAGCAGGAGGTACGGACATCGAGTTGGTTTCATCTGGCATCACCCAGGTCGAACTCGCTGCTCCGGCATCATCGACATAATGGCTGAGAAATTCTACATAAAACAGAATGACACGAAGCCCGTCATCCGGGCCAAGTTGTTGGACTCCGCTGGTAACGTGGCAAACGTGACCGGCGCGGCCGTGGTCTTCAG